ACTAATAATAACAATACTGATAAAAACGAAGCAGTCGTTGATACTAGTTTAGTTAACATAGTGGATCAGCCGGAAGAGGAATCAATCGACGACGGCTTCGGAAAAATCGTTGAATTTTACCAAGAGAATTTCGGCATGATGAGCAGCTTCCTGTACGACGATATGCGCCATACGTATAACGAATGGCAGCAACAATCAAATGAGCCTGATCTTATCATCATCAAGGCGATGCAGATAGCCTTGAGCAATAACGTGCGCAGCTGGAAATACGCATGCGCCGTTCTGCGAACCTGGGAGGATAAGCGACCGCAAAGTTTATCAGATGTCGAAGCGCTAGAGGCAGAGCACAAAAACAACAGAACTGCTAAATCAAAACACGCTAAACCAGAAAAACAGAAAACGATGGAGAACTTCGATGACTTGGCGAACAAGCAGAACGCAGGCATTGACATGAGCGAAACCTTGTCGGATATCGAATCTCTCAAGAATCAACTTTACGGATAGGAGATTGTTATGTACAGAAGAACGCATGCTGCTTCTCACTTTGGAAAAAAAGTTGTCATCGACGGTCTTAAATTTGATTCGATGAAGGAAGCAAGCTTCTATCAGCTTTATCTTAAGCCGAGCGGCTACCAGTTTACCACACAGGAACGATTTACGTTGCTTGAGACATTCCCCCTGGAGCTAGTCAAGCTTCGTCAGACGGTTTATAAGAGCGACTTTGTCGTATATGACAAAGTCGGTTCAATCAAACACGTGTATGACGTCAAGAATGGTTATACAGAGTACGCCATAGACCAAAAGTCTAAAATAAAGTTTTCGCTGTTTGCGAGAAAGTACGGAATTCCTGTTGAGGTCGTTGTCATGCGTAAGAACTACTTCAATGTCGCCATTCTGGGCACCACGAAAAAAGTCAGGCCAGTGCCGATGGTCAACATCGATTATGACTGGCAGGACATTATCAGATAATCACACCATGGCAAACCAAACACTGCATTTGCCATGGGCACGGACCCTTAGCTCAGTCGGCAGAGCAGACGGCTCATAACCGTCCGGTCGCAGGTTCGAGCCCTGCAGGGTCCATCGCCCCTATATGCTCCGGGGCGAAAAAAGATATTAGTCTCACATTTGACTTTGAGAACGCAAGCATTGACGGGTTTGGATACTCACAATTGAAAACCTGAAGTGTAGCGCAAATCGGGTCATAGATAGCACACGGGCATCATGGCCAGCAATCGAATTGCAACGTGTGCATAGCCAACTGATTGTTCTTGAGTCGGTAATCGGTTGGTTAGCCATAGCCAGGCAGAATTCCTTTAAGAAATGTAGTTGTAACGTACGGATAATTAGGCTCAAGCGTGCCGGAAGAGGAGGTTCGAGTCCTCCGCCGGCGCATACGGAAGGAGGGAAGAAGATCAATGAAACACTACTTAGTGACCGTTAAAATCGGCAAGGTCATCACAAACAAGCTAGTCAAAGCTGAAACTGCTGAAGAAGCAGAGAAGGGGGCGCTTAGATGCGCATCACAAGAGACTACGGACTTACAAGCTCCAAATTAGAGCATGACTTGCTAGCAAGACTGGACAGAGACATCACCAGAGAATACAGGATAAGCGCAGAGAAGAAATGTAGCGTAAATAATGTAAATGGACGCAAACGTGTTAAAAGCTCTGAGAGGCGAAGATATACGCATGTATGGAAGGAGAATTTGAACAATGATTACTGAAATTGATTTTAAAAACTCTAAACTGTATGACTGTTGTCATACCAAAATTGCTACCAAGCTATGCGATTACATCGTGGAATACTGGGATGTAGCTTTTATATGCGGTCGTTATTCCTATAACGAATTTGCTAATCAGAATCGATACGAAACGTGTGATTTAAATCTGTGCGATGATTGTGCACATAGACATAACGGGTTCGATTTTTGCCCTAATCACTGGAGATTGCTTCAATTGGCCAAGAAGAGGGGCAGTTTTAAATTAAAAGGAGAATAGAAAATGAATGAGGAAGAATTACTCAGACAACTGAAACACAATCTTGTGATATTTGCTAAAGACTATAGACGTATTTTTAAAGAGTATAAAGATGATAAAGATCAGCATTTAAGTTGGAGTTATAAAACAGCAATAGGACTAGCAAGAATATCTGGCCAAGACGTAATGACCAATTTAGGAATGCTTGAATATTTATGGGACAAAAAAGCCGAAGAACATGATGAAAAAATCAGGCAAAAGTTAAAAGAAGTTAAAAGAGCAAAAAGGGAAGGAAAATTCCGATGAAAGAGATGAATAAATTAGGATGCATTATTTCTGCAGCATTCTTTGCATGGTGTATGCTGATGTTTCTGATATGCAACTGGCTTGTGAGGTGAGACGATGGGATTGAAGTTTGGAAAAGCGGTTACGATGATTGTGGAAAGATATGGCTGGAGTGCATTTGACAACTTGAATGCAATTAATGATCCGGATCTTTGCAAGGCTGTTGAAATGGTTCGGAAGGTCAGGAAGAAAAAGGACGATATACATGCGAATAAAACTGGTGCAGATTTGCGCCGTGCACGTCCGCCACGCGAAAAAATCGAGAAAATGGTTGATAAGGGAATGACTTATGCCGAGATTGGAGAGGCAATCGGCTCCACTCCCGAAGCGGCAAGCAAGACTGTCAGGAAGTATGGGTTGTCAGAAAGATACTGGCTTGCGCATGGCATGTACAATCTCATCAAATCAGATCCCTATCGCAAGTTAGTTGAACAGAAGAAAGATGAGCTGAAATCCTTGATTAATCACGGAGCCACCGATGCCGCCATAGGTGCGGAATTAGGAATGACAGTCAGTCGGGTCAAGTACTGGATTAAGGAATGGAATCTAGGGCGTAGGAAGCATATTATCGCAACCGGGAGGTTCAGATAATAAGTAGGAGGGGGGTGATTGAATGAACCCACAGAGATATGCTGTCCGTGTTGTTAACAGCAGAGCGTTATGGTATGCAAGGACTGATGATAACAGAATAATTACCGTATCCTCAGCAAGCATCCCAAGAAATTTGTCCGATACATGGACTTTTGAAGAAATTAAGAAACTATCATCTTGAAAATGCTTTGAGGATCCGCGTGTAAAACAAAAATGACTCCACAGGGGAGCCACTCTCTAAACAATCAACTAATACATTATAGCATTATAGCAAAGGGAGTGGCGTAGTGGAAGATTTACTGTTGGAGATCGATAACATCGACTATAAAGCAACTGCCAACAATGTTAAGAATTTCTTGGAGAATAAGTTGCCCTGCATTTTGCGATTGGCAAATTCCAGTCCAGCAAGCCTGGCATCACCGGTTATTTCCGACATGCCGGTTAATCGAGGCGGTGGCAATCACAGTGAAGAGAAGATGGTCAAGTACGTTGCTGCCAGAGCAATCATCGATGGGGTATCACGAGCGCTTGCGCATTGTTCCCAGATGTCATCCCACATCCTCAAGGCACGATACGTGCAAGGTCTTCAAAATTGGCAAGTCATTGATACAATGTATTGCGAGCGTGCAACGTACTACAAGCTTAGGGACAAGGCATTCAACGAGTTCGCCGACTGCTTTGAGATGCAGAAAGGGTGCCCTGATCTGCATGTATACAAATAGAACGATTATAAAATGTTATTAAGAAGCAAGGCGACAAGCCTTGTTTTTTTTATATTTTTAACAAAAAATGCTTGAAAATCATTGACAATACACCTTAAAAGGTGTATTATATAATTGTAAGGAGGTGAAAGATTTGGGAAAGAAAGCCAAACAAAAAGAGCTCAACAAGGTTAAGATTTCAAGGTACGTTGCAATTGGCGCATGGGCCGCACCGATTACGGTATTGCTTGAGATCATCAAAGACATTGTTGATGCTCTTATAAATAAATAGTTTGGCAGGTAAGGTTGATTATCAGCCTTACCTGTTTCCCCATATCATAATATCATGAATAAGCAGGAAAAGAAATATTATATCTCAGCTGCTGTGGCAATTGTGTTAGCAGTGATACTATGGGTGTTTAAGACAATCGTGATTGAAAATTAGACGATTACCGGACAAATGCGAGACTAACATCATACACTTTGCAGACATCTCAGGTAGTATGATGATAGTATCGAAGGTTCGGCAGTCGGGAACAGGAGTGACCGTTATGTCAGAATTGTCAGATGCAAAGAAGAAAGCAAACAAAAAGTGGAACGAAAAGAACAAGGAGAAGTCAAGAAAGTATCAGTACAGATCCATGGCAAAGTCGTATGTCAGAAACTATGCTGACGAAAAGGACCTGCTTGATCTTAAACAGATGATAGAGGATAAGCTTGATGGTAAATTACAGTGATATATCTCAACTGGTAAGAGATGTTACGGAGCTTGTCAGAAAGTCCAGGGACGCTGAACTCATTGCGAAGGCAACCGAAATGGCCAAGGCAATCAACGAACTTGTTGTTGAGAATATTGAACTTGAAAACAGACTCAATGAAAAATTGAATCTCAGAGAACGCGGCCATATCAGTGATGATGGAAGAATGTACTGGGTAGAAGGGGAACACGTTCCGTATTGTAGTTATTGTTTTGAAGTTGACGGAATTTTGAAACATATGATTCCAAGTGATTACGGTTGGGTTTGCGAAAGAAATCATACGAGGTGATTAAATTGGAAGCTACTGAATCAAGAGCTCTGGAAGCATTGAACAAGCTCATCAAATATAACAGGGATGTAAATCATAACTTATACGTTGACAGGGATTTGTTGGACATAACAATCAAGATTAACGAGCTTGTTGTTGACAACAGCAGAATGAGAGAACAACTAAGGAAACTGGATGAATGAATTCAGGAGGTCAGTCTTAACGGCTGGCCTTTTTTGTTAAATGTATTGGAGGAGGTATCAGGGATGAGATATAGACGGTGTAAACACATAGGGTGTCACGCTATGATTCCCAGTTATGACTGTTACTGCTCTGCCCATATTAGCGATAGCCCTAATAGAAAAACGTATAACCATGTTTATAATGCGACAACGCGCAAAAGAGCCGTAAAAGAAAATCAGTATAAATTCTATCGTAGCAAAGAGTGGAAGTCCGTTCGTGAAGAAATATTGTTGCGTGACAGTTATTTGTGTCAATATTGCAAGCAGAAAGGAATAATCAGACCAGGAAATATTGTCGATCACATTGTTCCGGTAGAGTACGATAGCAACTTGAAGTCTGATTTAAGCAATCTGATCACTTGCTGCAAGCCTTGCCACAACGTCAAAACCAAATGGGAGCGCAACTATTATGGAACTGGTGCAGGTAATGAAGTGAAAAATGTTGGCAGAGTGCAGGATATAAATTTATTGGTCAAGCTATTAGATGCTCATAAAGCGTCATTAGAGAGCAGATAATTTTTTGAGTGTAATTATACTCAAAGACATTTATTTTAGTCCCCCGCCCCATAGAGTGACATCAGAAGAGCGCACGTTGCCCTCTTCTTGTGTCGCAAATAGTTTTTCAAAATTTTATGTAGGGGGGCTGTGAGGAGGTGAAAGTCGTGGCATCGAAGCCATATTATTTACAAAATGATGGCAAAGTGTCAAGAACTCCGCCGAATTATTTGGGAACGTTAGCTAAGGAATGCTGGCGTAAGATTGTTCCTTTTCTCGAAGCGACAGAACGTGTTGAAAGGATTGATACTAGTTTGGTTGAGCAGTACTGTACACAGTACGATATATACAGGGCTGCATACCATGACGTCAAAGAAAATGGTATCCAAACGCCTATGTACAAGACGCTTCAAGATCAGATGGGGGAAATCATTGGCAAGGAGTTTGCGGGATTTAGGAAGAATCCAGCTGTCATGACTATGAAGGATGCAAGCAACCAGCTTAATGCAATTGGTGCTCAGCTTGGATTGTCACCTAAATCCAGACAAGAACTAATGACGATTGCTGCTAAAACTGATAAATCGGCTACAGATGAGCTGAAGGATTTCTTTAAATAAGCTAAGGAGGTGATGGAATGCAGAAAATAGACCTTGTGCAATCGCACGATGTGATCGGTATGTATGAGAAACTTGATTTTAATCAAGAGCGAAGAAAATATACGGACCCTGGTACAGTGTATGCATTTGATGTGCTTGACGGAAAAATAACAACAGGATACCTCATTAAACTTGCTGCATTTCGTCACTTGAGAGACTTACAGAGACAAGGTCAAGCTGATTTTCCATATACTTATGATATTCACGAATCGGAAAAGCTGTTGAAGTTTGCTTCTATTTGTCCAAATGTTGACACAGGAGAGCCTACTAAGCTTATGGACTGGCAGAAGTTTATTTTTTCAATGCTTTTTGGTTGGCGGAATCGGGAAGGAGGCAAGAGATTTACGCGAGCGATCGTTTCTGTTGCTCGTGGACAAGGAAAAACGTATTTGATGGCTATTTTAATGTGCTATTCGTATCTGATAGAGAGCCTTGGATTGTCCAATCAGGATTATCTGGTTGCTTCGATTAATTTTAAGCAAACTAACAAGTTGTATGGCTACATTAAGTCTATGCTGCGTCAGATAGCAGTTACAGAACCTTTTAAATCTTTAGCTGACGAGACGGAGCTATCAACGCAGTCTGATCAAACAATCGAAAAAAGGACGAATAATGTTCTAAGAGCCATCTCGTTTGAGTCTGGACAGTTCGATTCTTTTCACTTTACTACAGCTATCGTTGACGAAATTGGTGAAGTAAAATCGCGTGACAAAGTTTCAAAAATTATCTCGGGTCAAGTTAAAATCAAGAATAAACAGTTTATTCAGATATCGACGTCATATCCTGATCCAAGCGTTCCTTTCCATGAAGATCAGAAGATGTTGCAACAGGCGATGGAGCAAGATTGGAATCGTGATGCGGACAGCTATTTAGGCTTAATATGGGCTCAAGATGACTTAGACGAGACTTTCAAAGATGAGACTTGGGTTAAGTCAAATCCTTTGCTGCAATTGCCAGACCAACATGATGTACTGTTAGCAGGTCTCAGAGACAAGCGCGACAGTGACATGTTGTCCGGAGTTATTTCCGATTTTCAGAACAAGAATTTGAATCTTTGGCTGCAGGAGTCAACCGATAGTTTCCTGAAACTTAACGATATTGAAAGTGCGATTATTGATAACTTTAGTTACGATGGACAGGTTGCTTATCTTGGATTTGACTATTCAATGTCAAGTGATAACACAGCGTTGGCGTTCGTTATTCCGTACGCGGACACAACGGGTAGAAAGTGGCATGTCATGCAGCATTCTTTCATACCGTGGCAGAGAGCAGGATCCATAGAGGCGAAAGAAAAACAAGACGGGATCAATTATAGGGATTTAGCCAAAAAAGGTTATTGTACGATAACAGCGCATGAACAAGGTCTAATAAGCACTGAACAAGTATTTAACTGGTTGGTTGATTTTGTTGATGAACATAAGTTGAAAGTTGTATTTTTTGGATATGATGCCATGGGGGTCAATGAATTTATCAAGCGCCTTGAATACAATACAAGTTATCCATTGCAGGCAATCAGGCAGCGGACGGGTGAATTAAAAGATCCTACTAAGTTTCTGCAGAAGATATTTGTAGAAGGTTCGGTAACAAGATTTGACGATAAAATTATGGAGAAAGCATTGATCAATGCTCAGTTATATGAAGATAAAGTTGGAATTCAGGTTGATAAGGCCAAAGCAACGCTTAAAATCGACGTTGTGGATGCGATTATTGACGCCATGTATCAGGCTATGTACCATTTTGAAGATTTCGGAATTGTAAATGACAAGAGCAATGAAGTTGATTTGCTTACCGAACAAGATGTTCTAGACTGGTTTAACTCAAATGACAGTGATTATACGGATTAAGGAGGTGATGATTATTTTAAAATTTTTTCAATGTATTTGGAAAGTGATTGACGTTATTTTCTATGTAGCATCGATCGCTTTTTTTGTTTGGGGTTTCTTTCGTGTGAGCACCACGGTCGGAATTTTTTCGTTGGGATTTGCTTTCATCATCTTAGGGCTGCTTAGTGAAGCCATTGCAGGGCAGAAAGGAGGCGGTAGGTAGTGCCTATTTTTAATTTGATGTCCGTTCCTGACTCTGATAATTATACGGTTGCCAATTTTTTAACCGGAGAAACTGAAAACAATTATGTTTCGGCTAGGCTGGCATTGCAGAACTCAGATGTTTTCGCAATCGTCAACCTCATTTCAGGAGACTTGGCTACGTCTAGAATACGTGCGTCAGCATCTAGAATGCAGGGTATGATTGACAATCCAACTACAATGTCCAATGGCCATCTGTTTTGGAAATCTGTGTTTTTGCAATTGCTGCTAGGTGGTGAGGCATTTGTATATCGTTGGCGCAATAAAAACGGAGTTGATCTTCGGTGGGAGTACTTAAGGCCTTCGCAAGTTGATGTATTTGAGCTTGATGATGGTTCTTCCCTTGTTTATAATGCGACGTTTGATGAACCTGAAATTGGTATCGTTAATGCTATTCCTCAGTCTGACATGCTGCATTTTAGGTTAATCAGTAGGAATGGCGGAAAAACAGGCTTATCACCGCTATCATCGTTATCTTCTGAACTGGATATAAAATCAGCAAATACGCGCTTAACGCTGACGGCGCTTAAACAGGCCGTCGTATCACCCGGAATTTTAACGATAAAGAAAGGCGGTTTGCTGAACGAAAAACAAAAAGCGGCACGATCTCGGAGGTTTATGCAACAGCAGTCGTCATCGAACTATGGTCCCGTGGTGCTTGATGACCTTGAAGACTACCAGCCGTTGGAAGTTAAGTCTGACGTGTCAGCGCTTTTGTCTCAGACGGATTGGACGGCAAATCAAATTGCTAAGGTATACGGGATACCGGACAGTTATCTGAACGGACAGGGCGATCAGCAGTCATCACTTGACCAAATCAAGGGAATGTACACGAACGCTCTTAACCGCTACATGGGGACGATTCTCGGAGAGTTGAACAACAAGCTGAACTGTCGGCTCACTGCTGATTTGCGCCCTGCTGTTGATCCGTTGGGTGATGGCTATGCAACAAAGATTTCCGAGATGGTCAAGACCAACGCCATTGACGGCAACCAGGCACGATACATTCTGCAGAAATCCGGCTACTTCCCGGAAGACATGCCTGAATACTCGGGAATCTTGAAGGGGGGTGAAGACAATGACAGTAATTGAAGTCAAGGCGGATATTGTTGATAACGATACAGGTAAGTTCTATGACTGGATAGGATGGGATGCGGTATATCCAGGCAAGGTCTCTACTCTGCTTGACGGTGCCGATGAAGTTGAGGTCAACATCAATTCGAACGGTGGTGACGTGTTTGCCGCGTCAGAGATTTACACGCTGCTGTCACAGCATTCGGGCATGGTTACGGTTAACATTCAGGGTCTTGCCGCGTCAGCTGCGTCAGTCATCGCAATGGCCGGCGATGTAGTGCATATCAGTCCTACGGCGCAGATCATGATCCACAAAGCGTGGACGATTGCTGACGGCAACGCTGATGATATGGCTCATACGTCAGAATTTCTGGAAGGAATTGATGATTCAATCATGAATGCATATGTTGCCAAGACAGGGCTCGATAAGTCGGAATTGTCAAACATGATGGCCAAGGAGACATGGCTTACTGCAAATCAGGCGGTCGACTACGGTTTTGCTGATGACGTCATGGATTTTGGCAGGTCAAAAGAGCCCGTACTTAATTCTATCGGTTATCCACAGGTCAGCCGAGCCGTTGTGGACAGATGGAAGAAGGCCATGGCAAGCGCAGAAGCCTATGAAAAGCAGAAAAAAACTGCTGAAAATAGAGACGCGGAAATTGTTGGAAAGAAGAAGCTGCAGGCCAAGATTGACCTGCTTTTTTAGTAGAAAGGAAGTAAAGCAATGCACGTAATGAACGTTAACGAATTGAAGATGGCCTTCGATGAAGCCGGCGCAAAGGTACAGGAGCTCGAAGATAAGCGCGCCGACCTCATTCTTGACCTGAAGAAGGATGCGGATTCGCATTCTGCAGACGAGCTAAAGGCCGTCAAGGATGAATTGTCAAAGGCTGTTGTAGTTCGGGACGCGGCAGAAGAGGCATATGCCGACGCCCGAGCGGAACAGGTCGCAAACATGAAGGCAGAGGACAGGGAGCCGCTGACTGCCGATGAGAAAACACTCAAGAACAAGTTCGTATCAGATTTCAAGGATATGGTTACAGGCGCAAAGGTGTTCAATAAGGTTGATTCCACTGTTGATACGTCCGGTTCAGCTGCAGGATTGACGATTCCGGAGGACGTGCAGACGACTATCCACGCCCTGGTCCGCCAGTATGATGCACTCCAGAACTACGTCAACGTTGAGAACGTCGGTACGGCCACAGGTTCCCGTGTCTATGAAAAGTGGTCTGACGTTACACCGCTTGCCTCTATTGATACGGAAGATGCGAAGATTGGCGACAATGACGATCCAAAGCTCACAACGGTCAAGTATGCCATTAAGCGCTATGCCGGCATTACTACGGCCACAAACACGCTGCTTGCAGACACGGCAGAGAACATTCTCGCCTGGCTGACCGGCTGGATTGCCAAGAAGGTTGTCGTAACACGTAATCAGGCTATTCTCACCAAGATTGCTGCTTTCGAGAAGAAGCCGACACTGGCCAAGTGGGATGACATCATTGACCTTGAAAACTCTGTTGACCCTGCCATCAAGGCAACATCAGTCTTCATGACCAACTCTTCCGGCATGAATGCCTTGCGCAAGGTCAAGAATGCAATGGGTGACTATCTTATGCAGCGTGATGTCACTGAACCGGGCAAATACACAATTGACGGCTACCGTGTGATTGAAATTTCAGACCGTTGGCTTGCCGATAATACTGGCTCCCACCCTCTCTATTTTGGAGATTTGAAACAAGCTGTTACGCTGTTTGACCGTCAGGCTATGTCTCTTATGACAACTAATATCGGCGGTGGAGCGTTCGAAACGGATACGACCAAGATTCGCGTCATTGACCGCTTTGATGTCGCCTCAACTGATGCCGAAGCGTTTGTTCCCGGCTCGTTTAAGAGCATTGCCGATCAGTCTGCTAATTTTGCGGCAGCTTCCACAGCTTCTAAGTAAGGAGTGATTAGATGGCGGTTAGTTTAGAGATGCTCAAGGACTCGTTACGTGTTGATGATGATGCAGATGATGCTTTGCTAACTGGCTATCTGGACGCGGCAGAATCATTTGTTAAAAATGCAGTCGGAGCTGATGAAGATTACTATGTAAATAATACTCGTTTTGATACAGCAGTTTTGGCACTGGCATCAACGTACTATACGTATCGCATGACCTCAGTAACTGGTACGGTAACCACGATGAATGCGACGATGAATGCCTTGATTAGCCAAATGCGCGGGGAGGTGGATGCGATTGAAGAGTCTTAACCCAAGTCGCATGAGGGGCAAGGCATTATTTGGACACATGGGAGAAACCGGTAAAAAGAACCCTAATACCGGCAGGCCTATTAAAGGCTTTGTTGCTGATTTTGCAGTGTGGTATGGCAAATATTCATTATCGATGTCTGACAGTATTGCTTATCATGGCATAGATCAGAGTATCGCAATGATAATTTTTGTACGGCATAATCCTAAGATTACCGATAAATTTAAAGTACAAGTCAAGGGATTAACGTATGATATTCAAAGTATTAAATCCGATGATGGATTGTCGCCTGACGGTTTTGATTTGGTTACGCTTAAGAAGGTGGATTCGAATGGCTAAGTCGGTTGAAAATGAAGGTAATTTTGAAGCATTGCTCAGTAGGTTGGCACAAGGCCTGACGATAGATGACAAACTGAAGGCCAACAAATCTGGCGCAGATATTTTCAAAAAGAACCTAAAAGCTGCAACGCCTCGCTCGGATACCGAATACAAGGGGAAAACTCCTCATATACAAGATGCAATTGTAGAGGAATGTCACCCTGACGGAAGAGTTGAAGTGGGTTTTTCTTCTGAGTCATCGCGTGGATACATTGCTAGATTCCAGAATGACGGTTGGATTGCTACCGATCGTAATGGCAAAAGTCACAAGCATGTTCCTGGAAAGCATTTCTGGGAGCAGGCAGAGCATGCTTCAAGAGGCAAGATTCAGGAGGCGGTTAAGCAGTCTCTTAAATCAACAATTGATAGAAAGGTGGGGAAATTGTGACACCTGCCGCATATGTTTATAGCATCATATCTGATAACATTGGCGATATTCCTGGCATTGTGCCAGAAAATATTTTTACTTTTTACATTGACGATTCTTCCGTCAGTTCTGATGTGCTCGTATTGATTACGGAAGATGTCGGAACCGGTGATGATTATGGCAATGATAATGTCCTGTATAGCAATAAGCGAGTACAGATTGATTTTTATTATCCTAGAGATTATGTGGGCGACATGGATGAGTTGGAACGGCATCTGAAACAGGTTTTGAGGGAGCATGAAGTGTATTGTTGCTCTGATGCGGGTCATGTCCTTAGTTTGGATAGCAAAAATATAACTAATACGTTGAAATTTAATTTTAAAATGGAGGTCTGAATATGGCTGTAGTAGGTTTACAAACAACATATGTTGGTATTAAAGATGAAGATGGAAATGTGATTGTTGGTGTTGATAAAGGCGGTGTTTCTGAAACGGGCGTTTACGAGATCGATACTTCCAAGAAAAAAGGCAATTTAGGTGCCACAACGGCAAATATTACCGGTTTGTCAGGAACATTGACAAAGGTCTATGGCAACGATGCCCTTGTGGACGTAAGCAACCCGCCATCGGCGCCATCTGTTGCATTGACATATAATCAAGTCAACGTCGCTGTTAAGCAAGCATTGCTTGGACGTAAGCTTGTAAATGGCGGGTACGTCGATACTGATGATACCATTGAAAGCGCGTTGATTGTTAAGTCTCACGATGAAATCGAAAACAAGGCAATTTATTTCGCGTTTCCGCGTGGAGTTTTCAACGAAACTCAGCAGAACGTGCAGTCAAATACTGATACTGCTCAAACTAGAGAGACTGAGCAGATGACATTTACTGCACTTGCTTCTTCTGCATTGGGGAATAAAACATTTAAAATCTATTACGAAGGTGCACAAAATTTCAGTTTGAAAAAGATGTTCGATGAGGTATTTGGATCAACCCAGAAGTTCATTACAGCAGAAGCTTCTAATGTTGCAGGATCACATCAATAAGTAAGCTAAGCGACAGAGACGATCAAGGTGAGACGAATAACGGAAAGGAAAAGATATAATGGCAAAAGTAGTTAAAATTGACGGAAATGTTCTGGGGTTCCCTGAAAAGAATTGGAATTTGATTGATTCAAACACCAACGTGAAGAAGTTTATCAGGAATTTTACCAACTGGAATGACAAAATTTTAGAGATTGAAGATAACCCGATTGCCATGATGGGGTTCATCGTTGACGAAGTGCCAAACATTTTGGAAGATATGCTCGAACTTAGCAAATCCGAACGAAAAAAGCTCGATGAAGCATCATTTTCTGATCAGTATGATGTTTTCAGAGAAATGGCACGACAATTCCTTGGAATTGATATGGCATCGATTAATGGTGATGATGATCTTCCGGATGGTGAAGACCCAAAAAAGCCAGACGCAGAATGAATCTGCAGCTCAAACAGCTAAGTGATGATATTGATTACATGGCAAAGCAACTGTTAATGGAAAATGGCGTATTGCCGGATGACTACTACAGGTCTTCATTTTCCGATATGCAGACGGCATTGATATCTAAACCACGTGAAGAACGCATAGTTGACGCTGGCGCATTTGCTAGATCACTGATGAAAGGAGGACACTAACATGGAAGAGATTCAAGGGTATCGATTTTCTATCGACTTGAATGATGGCGAAATGGGGAGAAAACTGCAGGTAATTCGACAAGAAGCGTATGCCTTGAAAAATGCAATGAGGACTAATTTTGCTGAAATCAGTGCCGGTGAAGGCGTAATGGCTGCGTATGCTAACAAGGTTACCGATGCAGGAAGGGCCATTAAGGCACAGGAGAAATTGATTGAGCTACTGACAACAGAGCAAAAAGGTTTAGATCTTACGACTGACAAAGGACAGAAAACGTATTTGAGATATGAAAATCAAATCAATGCTGCTAAAAGAGCAATTGTTAGTCTTACGTCCCAACAAGAAAAAGCAAAATCCATCAGTTCTCAGGAGAATCAGCTTCACCTTCAGGCAATACGAAATCTTGAAACGCTGACTAAGAGGACTGACGAAGTCCGCAACGCAACGTCGAGAGTGACGGACATTACCACCTCATATGCTCATGCTCTTGAAACTGAGGGACGGACAAATGAAGCCGCCAGGGCAAAGCTGAAGGGGTTGGAAAGCGTTCGGAAATCACTTGAAATTCAGTTGAAACAGGAAAAATTGCTTCTTCAGGAAACGGCAAGGGTTTCCGGTGAAACCTCAAGTGCATACCAGTCACAGAAGGCAAAGGTCGAGGACCTCACTCTCAGCTACAGACAGAATGAAGCTGAGATCAGGAATCAGATAAAGGTCACGAAAATGTGGCCGGAGCATGCGAGCTTTTCACTTGAAAAAGTAAAGAACAAATTCACCAAAATCACTCCGATAGCATTGGCTGCAGTAAGCTCCGTCACTGCAGCAACATCGAGTGTTATCAGCAAGCTTGAAGAAGGTTCGGAGAAGGCGTCCGAACTCAGCAGTCAGTACAATGTCATCAAGAATAACCTGGTGACGGGTGGTGAAAGCGTCGTTGAAGCAACCAGGGCGGTTGCAATCATGCAGTCTGACGGAGAGAAATACTCACTGAAATATGGGAAGTCTCAAAAAGATATCGCTGACGCTTATCTGGAACTTGTCAAGCGCGGCTATACAAGCAAACAGGCAATTGGTGCAATGAACACCGAACTTCAAGGTTCCATTGCTTCGGGGGATGATTTCTCCGATGTCGTCGAAGTTGCGTCGCAGACTCTTGAAGGATTTGGAATGACCGTTGACAAGAACGGTAAACAACTAAGTTCTACAAAGGAGATGACGGTGCAGACCAAGAAGGCCGTCAACACCTTGGCCTATTCTGCTGACGTTACGTCAACATCGTTCCAGTCTCTGGGCATCGGGATGTCTTATGTATCGGCTACAGCTCATCAGGCGGGATTCAGTTTGTCTGAAACGGCAAGTGCCATGGGTGTTTTGAGTAATAACGGTTTGGAAGCAGACAAGGCTTTGGTAAAACTGGCCGCTTAGCGAGAAATTGCTTTGAAGAACAACTTTGTTAATTCGGGGAAGGCTAAATCATGATATAATAATCTCGAGATGATAAACGTTTTTACGGAGGTGATAGCATGTACAAGTGGAAGAAGGGCGATGGTAAGACAATGGCGGCTCTTGTAGTCGCCTGCGTAATTGGTTCAGTCGCAGGCTTTATTTGGGGCATATGCGATTTACCGTCGATTGATGATATTTTTAAAAGAGCTGCTGAATTTGCATTAATATTCATTTTTCTTGCTGTCTCCGGCGTAATTTCGTTTATCGGTGGGTTATTCAAGTGACATGTTGATCCCGAGCCAAGCCCGTCAGAAACGGCGGGAAGGTGTAACGACTAGAAAAAGTAAGCTAAAAATCAAGCGAGTCTCTGAAGGCTCGCTTTTTTCATGCGGAAATTTCCACGAAGGCAAAGCTCCCGCAAGGGATGAAGATATAGTCTGAACTGCATGGAAACATGCAGAAGCAGGGGATAAAGAGCCCCTGCGGTAACAAATGGGTACAGGTCTGCGCAAAGTAATCAACTCACTGGTGTCTGCCGTTAAGGCAATCGGCAAGAAGAACTCAGTGCTTGACAATCTTGGAATCAAGAAGGAGGAGATGGTTGACGCTAACGGGAATCTCAAATCCATGACAGACATAATGGGAGTGTTGCAGAAACATACCGAGTCCATGGACAAGACTAAAAAGAACGCCGTTTTCAACAGCCTGTTCGGCACGACAGGGCAACAGGCGGGAATGATTCTTGCTGAGAACTCTCAAAGGTTGGGTGAACTTACTAAGAAGACACAGGAAGCAGCTGACAAGGGCAAGTACGTACAGACACTATCGGAAAAGAACTCGGAAACTGCTCAGGCCAACAATGAAAAGTTCAAGAAGGCATGGGAAGATCTTGAAATCAAATTCGGTGCTGAATTGCTTCCGTACATGACTGAGGCAACCAAGGAATTAGGAGAGTTATTCGGGCAGAAGGATTTTCAGAAAGATGTCAAGGTCATGGCTGATGGTGTGGGGTCCGTTGCTAGAAAACTGTTGACTGTTGCTGAAATTGCACTCAAGTATCGTGATGTAATTCTCGATGTAGCTACTATACTAGGCAAGATATGGGTTGCTGACAAAATTGTAAATTTCACGCTCAAGCTGAAGGAACTGGCCACCGTCTTTGGCGGATTCGGGTCTAAGGTTGCAGAAGAGCAGGCAGAAGTAAAGGCGCTCACGCTTGAGTATCAATCTCTTGCCGAGGCGAAGACGCTCGCAAGTAATTCCTATGTCGGTGTTGGAAGTTCTGCAGCAGGTGCTGAGAAAAAGATGTCAAAACCAGTTCAAAGCACTAAAATAGCTGAAGGAGTCGAAGAAGGAATTGCAACATCTGGTGCGGTGGAAAAAGGTGTAACGAAGAGTGTTGCTGCTGCCGGAAGGAGCGCCAAGCTTGCTGGATTTGTTTCGAGATTTGGGACTAAATTAATTGGGATTGCCGGTGCAGCCATTGCATTATTTAATGTAGAAAATGATATCTCCGAAGCCATCAAGACAGGTTCTGAATCTTCCAAAGTAAAAGCTGCTGCAAATGTTGCTGGCACTGCTATCGGAGCGGGTGTTGGTTTTGCTGCTGGCGGACCCATGGGGGCAGCTTTAGGCTCTTCTATAGGGAATATGCTTGGCAGCACGTCCATAGCGCAGAAAATCGTCAAGGGACTCAACAATGCAGTTAAGAAAGCTGCAAAGGAGCAGCAGAAACAGATTGCTGAAACTGGTTATGTCACTATGTATGACGGAACCACGGTCAAGGTGGGCAAGGTCAAGGTTGAAAAGAGCTCACTTACCAAAGCGCAGAAGAGCGTATCTGATGATATCCGGAAGTCAATGGACAAGGCGGACCTGTCGGTAATCAAGATGTCGGTTCAGTCTGATGACAAGAGTCTGAACAAAGCCAAGGCTACGCTTGAAGGTTTCTATGCCTCTGTCGCTCGTACTGCTGAAAGGCAGTCGCAAAAAAGGGCGGATGCTGAAAAACGTGCAGTTGAGCAGATGTACAAGCAGCACCAGATCAGCAAAAAACAGTATGAAGAGTACATTAAGGGAATCGATGATGCCGACAAGAAGCGACAGTCCAGTCAGAAGAAGACATATGACAGTCTTATAAAGGCAACAAACAAGTATAACGAAGACCTTAAAACGGCCACTGCCAACGGGCAGGGCAACGTAAACAGGATTACGTACACCTATAACAAGAAACGCGAGAAACTGGCAAAGGATGAAGCTGAAACTATCAAAGGGGTCAGAGAATCCGGTTATGTCCAGATAAAGGGCAGAACTTACACTGGTGAGGAAGCCGTAAGAAAGGTACAGGAGCAGTTCAAGGCAAAACGGGAGAAGCTTGCCCGGTCTGAGAAGAAGGAACAGGCTGAAATTGCCAGGAATACGGCCAATGAAAAGAAAAAAATTACTGAAAAGTACAATAAGGAGCGATTGAGCAAGCTGCAGTCATTGTCTAAGTCGATTGCTAAGGAAATGGGTACAAGTTCCAGGCAGCAGAAGGAAATTCTCGATAAACTACGCAAGGACAAGGGCAGAATAAGCGATAACGAAGCACGGGATCTGATTAATAAATCGGCCCGCGAAACTAAAAAGCTAATTGAGCATGCTGAGAAAACGCGCAAGGAAACTGTTGCCAAGGCGCAGCAGACCTACAAAGGCAAAGTGGAACAGTACAGGAGAATGAACAAGGACATTCCAGGCTACACCAAGGATATGATGAACAAGGATATCGCCAATGCCAAATCGGAGCGTGACACTACTGTCAGCGTTGCCAATGAGGCAAAGAACAAGATTGTCGGAAGCGCCAAGGCCAAGCACAATCAAGTTGTAGATGAAGCCAGAAAGCAGAACAAGTCTGTAAGTCAGAATATTGTAGCTGAAGGCAACAACGGCATCAAATCATATAATGCCTGGGGTGCCGCTGTTCACAACACTCTGAAGTTCCTGTCTGATGCATGGTCATCTGTCGTACACGCATTCGGTGGGTCGTACAAGGGAAATGTCGGCTCATACAGACCGGCGTCAAGAATCAGTTCCTATGCCAACGGTGGTGTTGCACGTACCGGCCTTGCCCTGGTCGGAGAAGCCGGTCCCGAGCTGGTCTATACGCCCTGGAGCAAGTCCGCCAGAATCGTCGGAAGACACGGAGCTGAAGTTGCGCCGCTTAATCAAGGCGAACAGGTGCTGAATGCACGTGACACAGCAAGAGTGATGGCCGGCAGTTATTCCGGCACTCTTCCGGGCTATGCCACAGGTACGTTCTCACTGTCCGGCTTTATCGGAAGCATTAAGGACAAGGCACTGGACATTGCCGACAGCGTGCTTGACGTCTTGAAGAAACCGGTTAAATGGATTGCCAGAGGATTCAGTCACTGGCCAAGTGTTCAGGCGTTCAGTTTCACTCACACAACATTGATGGATCAGACAAGGAACATGGCCAAAAAGTCACTGATAAATCCGGTAACACAGGCCTTCAAGAAGCTGCTGAAGAGTTATGATGACAGTGGCACAAATCCAAGCGGGTCTGGTGTAAAGAGATGGGAACCCTATGTCAAGAAGGCGTTGGCTAAGTTGGGGCTCTCCACAAGCAGTGCCATGGTAAGCAAGGTGCTCAGACAGATCAATACGGAATCCGGCGGCAATCCGCATGCTAAACAGCCCGGAGCAGACCCTGACGGAGACGGTTCGGGTCCGGCACTCGGTCTCATGCAGACAAAGCGAAGCACGTTCAATGCATACGCTCTTGCCGGACACAAGGATATCTGGAATGGCTATGACAACATGCTTGCCGGGCTGAACTATGCTCGCACGAGATACGGCGCAAGTCTTTCGGCTCTTGGCAAGGGACATGGCTATGCCAACGGCGGCCTGGTCTCCACTCACGGAGTGTATGAGATGGCTGAGCAAAACCTTCCGGAAATGGTCATTCCACTGGATTTGTCAAAACGGTCAAGAGCATATCAGCTCATGCAGAAATCATTGGACTATTTTGCCCGCACCGACAATCATCAGGGAGTATCCAAATCCGATGTTGAGTCTGAGAAGTCAAACAACAGACTTGAACAGACTTTGAGCGCAATGCTGACCATGCTGTCTAAGATATTCGGTGCCAGCGAAGAACAGATTGAAGTGCTGCGCATTCTCAGTTCGGGCAATGCTGACAGGCAACTGGCAGATATCGGGCAGAAGCTTGACGCCATTGCCAACAAACAGTTGAGAGTCGACGGCTCCAGTTTTGCCCGCAGCTATGAACAGTACGGATCAGTTGAAAGGAATAGAAGAGATACGATGCTAGGAAGGGGGATGGCAATTGACACAAGAATCTAGACCATATGGTTTCGAATTTGCCGGTCACCACTCGAGCGATTTCGAGCTGGTAGTGCTGGCAGAAAAGACAGTGACAATGCCGTCCAAGCGAAAGTCTCAGCTGCAGTTGCCGTACCGTACGGGATATATCGATTTGAGCGACTTGTACGGCCTCAACACGTACGATGAACGGACAGTGACGTTTCCCTGCCGTCTGCCATACGGCCAGGAGAACCTGTCATTGATGAATCAGAAACTGACGGAACTGATGAACTGGTTGATGAAGCCTACTGGAAAGACACTGCTCAAGGATGATGCCATGCCGGGCTATGCTTTCATGGCCGAAGTTCAGACCGCTCCGACAATCGAAGAAGGTTGGAATTTTTGCAAGGTGACGGTCGTATTCCAGTGTTATGCTTATCGTCTCAAGCGTTGCTATGACGATGTATGGGACACGTTCTACTTCAGCCTTGACGCCGCCTCCAATATCGAGGTTGACGTCAAAGGGCATGAGAGCGTTCTGTTGATAAATACAGGTCATAACCGGGTTCGATTGACTGTGACCTGTTCCACGGCCATGTCTGCGTCAGTCAATGACCACGTTTTTGCGCTTAAAGCCGGGGACAATGTCAATCCTTACCTTGAGCTGATGCCGGGCGAGAACACGGTCAATCTGGAAGGTACCGGTCACGTCAAGTTCAACTGGACGGAGGAAGTGCCATGACAAAAGGGTTTAGAATTACGATCAGAAACGGTTGGAATGGTGAAGAGAAGGTGCTCAACTCGGACATCTTCCCAAACTACAGGCTTGTTTCTGCGGTGCTATCGAAAAGCACGACGACATATGATTCATTTACGTTCGATATAGATCCGACGCATGCGATGTATACGGAAATTGAGCCCTATACGTGCTTTGTCAAGGTAACCCGTCCGGATAAGGGGCTGACGCTTTTTGAAGGGCGGGTTCTCACGTATTCCGACAGTATGGATTCGTCGGGAACAGTACAGAAGGAGGCGGTCTGCGAAGGACTGGAGGGCTTTCTGCATGACAGCGTTCAGCCGTGGAAGGAGTTTCATAACGCGACGCCAAAGGACTTCCTTCGGGCGCTTGTTACGGAGCATAACAAACAAGTTGAGTCATACAAGCAGATAACGCTTGGAGACGTCACAGTCACGAACTCAACTGATAATGTATATCGGTTTACTGATGACACGCAGGATACCTGGACCAACATACAGGATAAGCTTGTCAGCCGGCTGGGCGGTGAGATGAGAATCCGAAATGAAGGCGGGAAACTGTTCCTGGACTATGAACCTGAGATATCGTCGGAATGCCCGCAGAGAATCGAGCTTTCGCATAATATGGTCTCAAGCTCACGAAACGTTGACCCGACAGAAATCGTAACGGTGCTCAAGCCACTTGGCGCAACTCAGGAACGTCAGAACAATGACGGCAGTACCGACGTTTCAAGTCCGCACTTAACAATTGCCAGCGTTAATGGAGGAAACGACTATCTGCGTGACGATCAGCTGATCAATCAATTCGGAATCCATGTCAAAACTGAAACGTGGGAAGACGTAACAACGCCACAGGCTCTGCTTGCAAAAGGCAGGGCTTTTCTTAATGCTCAAAAGGCGATTAAATATCAGCTTCAAGCCGGTTATATCGATTTGTCTTTCCTGGAAGAAACTATCGGGATGATTGAATGCGGGAGTTATGTCAGCATTGTCAATCAGCTGGAGGGTCTGTATGCGACGGAACGCATCGTGGCCATGTCACTGGACCTGCTCAACATCGCCGATTCAACCATCACCCTCAGCGACAATCCGATAGACCTGACGGCATATCGTGAACAGCACCGGTCGGAAACCGACGCGCAGAAGGCACTGATCAACCGTCTGATGTCACGTCAGACAAAAGCAAACAAGGAAATCGAGGACTTAACCAAACAAAATCAGCAGCTTTACGACAGTTACAGCAAGCTGTCAAGCGATTATGCCAAACTGTCTGAACGAGTTAAACAGCTTGAAAACAGCGGTGGCAATACCCCGGCTTGGACGTCCGGTAGCAAATTTATTGATTTGTCATCGAACAACGGCAGTCAGAATCAGGCATGGTATGACAGTTTGTATCAATCAGGCGTCAAAGGCCTGATGATCAAGCTGACGGAAGGGGCTGCTGCAGGCAGTGCATATCTCAATCCGCTATTCGATGAGCAAAAGAGCCGTGGAATTACGGCTAAAATGAAGTTTATCGGTGCATATCACTATTTCTTGGCCGTATCCGTCGCCGATGCACAGGCGGAAGCACAATGGTTCCTGGGCAAACTCAAGGCCAAGGGTATACCGACAACTGCTGTTGTATCGTGCGATGTTGAGGACAGTTCTCTTACGAAGGACAAGGCAACGCTGACTGCGGAGGTGGATGCATTTAACAAGGTCCTCAGTGATGCAGGGTATGTCAATACCTGCGACTATTCCAGTGCTTCATGGTTCAGCAATAGATTCGACAGTCATGCCAAATACAAGTGGGTTGCCAGTTGGGGCGCATCGTCCAAGCCGGCAATTGCTGATGCATGGCAATACACGGACAAGTACAATGGTGCCAGCCTGGACTGCAGCTACAGTTACAATCAGATTTTTGTCTAAGGGAGTGATTTAATGACAGTAGATTACAGGGATCCGACGCATATCATGCCGACTGACAGCCCTGTTGACCAAACTAAAGTATCTGACGCCAGCAAGCTGTTAGCCAAATGGATCAGACAGAAGATGTATGGGGTTGACGTACGCGAATCACTGGCTCGTCTGGCCGAGCAGACGTCGGCAGATGTGTATGATGACCGGCAGACTGTACAGGATTATAAGAATCATGCAAATAATGAGGAACAGGCGCTGCGCAACCTGGCCAACAGGCTTTCACAGGAGTTTGAGAATGTCCTGAACGCCAAGACTGACAATGCTGAAGTCATAAATGCGCGAATCGACGTTGCCGGTGCCGTGTATCAGACGCTTAAGATGCGTCTTGACGCAATGCAGCTGAACCTGAACACTTTCTATCAAATGGGGCAGGTTGATCCTGCTCTTCATATACTGTGTATCAAGGACATCGCAAAGGACAGTGAGAATCTGCGCCTGTCTTCGCTTGTACAGATAACAGGTGGGGACGGCTCGGATGGTGATTTAACGGTTACGTCATCAACGCGCATGAGAATTGACAAGATAAAGGATGTGTAAGCATGGCGAAAATCAAGAAAATGATGGAACTTGAGGAAAATGGCGATGAGCAGCAGTTCTTTCCGCAGACGCACGCTGATGCCGTGCTTGACCTGCACGAGTATCTCAAGAAATATGTAATCCCCGGAGCGGTCAATGGCAAGGACGGCAGAGACGGTACGAACGGGTTAAGCGCATATGACATCGCTGTTATCCAGGGGTTTAAGGGCACGGCGACCGATTGGATTCGTTCTTTGAAAGGGGATAAGGGCGATAAAGGAGAAAAGGGCGATACTGGCGCAACGGGGCCGATTGGCTTGACCGGTGCGACAGGTCCTCAAGGTATCAAAGGCGATAAAGGTGATAAAGGCGCTACTGGCGCAACAGGGCCGATTGGTCTGACTGGTGGTACCGGCGCACAAGGCCCTCAGGGATTGCCAGGAGCCACCGGACCGCAGGGTATTCAGGGCGTGCAGGGACTCGAAGGTGCTACTGGTCCTAAAGGAGATAAGGGAGATACCGGTGCACAAGGACCACAAGGCGTTAAGGGCGACACAGGAGCAACAGGGACTGCCGGTGCACGTGGGCCTCAAGGTATACAAGGGCTCCAAGGTCCCAAGGGGGAACGAGGAGATTCCGGTGTCACTGTGCCGGCAAACGGGTTCTTTACGCTGACCGTTGATGCCAACGGGGATTTGTGGGCAGTTTCGAGCGGAAGTGATGCTCCTGAATTCTCGCTCGATTCGGACGGTAATCTGTACTATGTTACAAATGAATGAGGTGAGTAAATGACAAAGACGTTAATCGGCAACATCAAAGGGCCTAAGGGAGATACCGGTTCACAAGGTCCTCAAGGTGTCAAAGGCGATAAAGGTGATAAAGGCGCTACTGGTCCGAGGGGGCCACAGGGTATACAGGGTCCGGCCGGTCCGACACCGACAATCGGATCAAACGGCAACTGGTTTATCAACGGCACTGACACCAAGAGCCCAAGCCGCGGTGCACAAGGCCCTCAGGGCGTACAGGGCGTGCAGGGTCCGAGAGGCGCAACTGGATCACAGGGACCGACTGGTGCCACAGGTCCGGCTGGACCGACCCCTACAATCGGAAGCAACGGCAACTGGTTCATCAACGGCACTGACACCAACAAGCCCAGCCGAGGGATACAGGGCCCTCAAGGAGTTCAAGGAGTTCAAGGTCCGAGAGGTGCAACCGGGGCCACTGGACCACAAGGCGTTCAAGGCCCCAAGGGTGCTACCGGAGCAACCGGTGCTACAGGCGCAACTGGAGCTACCGGTCCGAGGGGGCCACAGGGTCCGGCAGGTCAGAATGCGACCACGACTGCCAATGCCACCCAGAAAACCAACGGACTGATGTCGTATACTGACAAGGTCAAGCTGGATACGTTGCAGATAATCAAGATTACTAAAGTAAAGGATGTGTAAAAATGACATATATTGCACAGTTATCAGACGGTTCAAACACTCAGATTTACCCGAGGACGAGATGGGATGCGTTGCTTAATGTGCCGTCGCTGGCAACGACGGGGGCGTTTAAGGTTACCAGGTGGGATAAGTGCCTGACACCTCAGAACGGATGCCAGTTCGGGAAAGAATACTATGTAGAAAGAGCAGATTTCATCAACTTTTCGATAATAGTGGTCTATATGTCGTGGATTAAAATAACCAACAAAATCAACAGCTGGACAAATGTTGTTGGGGCAACATTCCCCAAATCACTCTTAAACGGCTACACTAAGTTGACACCGTTGGGCGTTCACAGGCGTACGGAGCCTCATATCGATATATTTCTTAATGCAGATTGTGGTGTCCAGTTATATACTCGTGATAACTTATCTGCGGACGATGGTCTGCCAGTAGAATTAGCGTATCTTATCCACAACTAGGGGGAGGTTACCATGTTAATTTACTATTTTGATGAAAATAACATCTATACTCACACCGACATCATCGAGGATGGCGGTGCACTGCCGCAGAATGCAACTACTGTGGCACCGGTTGATTCAAACGGTGTCGGTCTGTACGAGCCTGTCACGTGGCACGCAGACACGCAAACATGGTCTGGTGCGACTAAAGAGGAGTACGATGCGGCACACCCTGCTGACACAGTAGTTGTGACGCCTACCGCTGATCAGCAGGCACAGGCTCAACAGATGGTTGCCATGGCCAACTTGACAAACCAGGTTGCCATGCTACAGAAGATGGTTGCGACGCTAATGGTTCAGAATGCGGAGAAGGAGGAAACGAAGAATGTATAGTTATGATATCGTAAGTGAATTTTATAAAATGGGCCTTTTCACTAAAGAAAATGTGCAGCTTTTTGTGAAGGTCGGTCTTTTTGCCAAGTCTGACTATGACAAGATGTTCCCAGAAGATATGGTAATGGCTTAATTGCTATGTATGCGGAGGGTGGGCAGGATAATAAGATTGAGGTGATAGTTTGATTCATGGGTTATGGGGACTGAGTTGGGGAGAAATCCTCAGCTTAGCTACCCTAATAGGGGTTGTTACGACTGCGTTGAGCAAGCTGCTTAAAAAGGGCATGTCAGACGTATTGTCGCCGCTTAGAATGTCGCTAAATGAGCTTAACGACAATTTAAAGACGCTGAATTCCAATTTCCACAAGCAAGAAGTTGAAATTGACAAGATTAATGACGACCTGAGACGTCATGATCTCAAATTGGTTGAGCATGAAACTGAAATCCATGCGCTTAAGGAGGAATCAAAAAATGGTTGATAAAATTAAGAAAGCATTGTACAACGCAGATGGTACGCTTAACAAGACGGTGTTGGTTGCGCTTGTTTCTGCGATTCTGTTGTTAGTACAGCAACTGGCTCAGATTATGGGACTGGATTTGACGGGAAAAATTGCATCAGCACAGGACTGTATCAATACAGTACTGACTATTTTAACGATTCTTGGCGTTGTATCGGTTCCAAAGGACGGTGCAACGAATGAAAAATAAGATTAAAATCGTAATTACTGGCCTTGCTTGCGCAGGGCTTTTTTTATGCGGTCAGAACGTCTATGCAAGCAGGGCACAGGGGACGGATTTATCACGGTATCAAGGGTATACGGCCGTTAAAGGTCAAGCCAGTGACGAGTTCGCAATTTCGCAAATCGGCGGCATCAACACCGGCGGTATCTACACGCAGGCCACCTACCAGTCACAAGTTGCTACCGGCATCGCGCAAGGCCTGCGTATGCATACGTATATCTGGTATCAAGTCGGCTCTGACAAGCAAGCCGCTAAGCAGTGCATGGACTATTTTTTGCCGCGCGTGCAAACACCTAAGCGGTCAATCGTGGCATTGGACTATGAAGATGGGGCTTCTTGCGATCAATCCGCAAATACGGATGCCATCATCTATGGTATGCGACGTATAGCTGACGCAGGCTACACACCCGTGTACTACTCATACAAACCTTACACACTGGCACACGTCGACTACAAGCGTATCTTGGCGGAATATCCCGGTTCGTTGTGGATAGCAGCTTACAAGGACTACAACGTCACCACCACACCGGACTATGCGTACTTCCCAAGCATGGACGGCGTCGGAATGTGGCAATTCACAAGCTGCTATCGTGGCGGTGGACTCGACGGTAATGTCGACTTGACGAATATCACACAGAACGGCTACCACAAGGGGAGTGCTACCAGACCTGTAAGCAAGCCGTCAGCCGTCAAGCAGGGCATCAAGGCGGACAACACGCCTAAGGCCGACATCAAGCCTGGATACACGGTCAAGGTCAACTTCTCGGCAATTCACTGGGCAAACGGTCAGTCTATCCCGTCATGGGTACACGGCAAAGCCTATCGTGTGCAACAGGTATCGGGTAACCGAGTACTACTGGCCGGTATCATGAGTTGGATCAGTCGCAACGACGTCGAGATACTGCAGACATCGGCACAAGCCAAGCAGACTTCCGGTAGCACTTACACAGTGCAGTCCGGTGACAGTTGGTGGTCAATTGCCAACCGTTATGGCATGAACATGTATACACTAGCGGCACGCAACGGAAAGACTATCTACAGCATGCTGCATCCAGGCGATAAATTGACCGTTATAGGGCAGACGTCACGCACGTATGCAGTGCGCCGTGGCGACACGCTGAGCAACATCGCTAACCGATTGGGGCAGTCGGTATATAAACTTGCTCAAAACAACAACATTACCAACATTAATCTAATCTATGTTGGTCAAAAAATATCTTACTAGTAAAAAATAAAATATTTACTTGAATATGTTTTGACTTACGCAAACATGTTTTCTATTTACACAAAAGCCTACTCTCAATACGAGGGTAGGCTTATTTTTTTGCACAATTTTTTAATTATTTTAGGAAAAGGGGTTGATTTTATCAATGAGTTTGCCACTGAAAAAGATTTGCAAAAATTAAGAAGACTTATTGATAAAACATTGTTGTCAATGCAATTCTAAGCTATAATATTTTTGTGGCTTTTGCCACTACTAAAAATCTGGTACCAGTATACATAATAGTAAGCACGATTGCATTTTGTATATCCGGATTACGAAAGGAGAATAGTTTTTGCATCATACATTTTTTGATGTATTGGTCGCTTATGCACCTGTAATTTTAGCCGTGGTTACTGGTGTAAATAACTATTTTTCCAATAAAAAGAAATAGTTTATTAGCGACTGATATATACTAATTCACATGTGCAGGTCGTGCCCTGCTTACATAAAAAAGCTTGCAAAAAAGCAATCTATAACATATAATATAGCTGTGAGTTAGTATATAAGCCGTTGATAACTATTAGGCTTGTGTTTTGCCATTGTCTGTGCCCTGTGACTGCAATGGCTTTTTATATATCCGAAAAGCCCGTTCTAAATGCGAGGATAGGCTTATTTTTTTGTGCATTTTTTCTCAAAAACTATTGACTATATACACTTTACGATGTGCAATATATTATGTAAGGTTGAGGTAAGATAAAACTTCTTCCTTGCAAGAAAGGGGGATCAGGTTGTGACGAAGGTCATAACAATAGCCCTAACAATCAGCTATTTGCTCGATAGACAAGTCAAACGACGAATCAAGAGAGCTGAAGCCAGACGGTTAGAGCTAGAAAATAAAATATTAGAGCAGAAACTTAAAAAGTAACTGTTCTACCAAATCAAGAGTGCCCAGCCCCTTGGTTTGGTGTACCTTCATCATAACACAAGATTATGAATATATCTTGGACAATTATATTAGCTGTTGTAATTGTTGCTGTCATAGTTTCAATTGTTATGGATATCAAAACCGACAAGCGTTACAAGAGAGCAAAAAAACGCAATGAAGAGCTGATAAAGGAGCTAGAAGTCAATGGTATCAGAAGCAAGAAAGAGAGCTAACGAAAAATGGAACGAAGCAAATAAAGAGAAAATGAAAGTTTATCGCTATCGTTCACAAGCCAAAAAATTTATTAAGGATTTTGCAACTAAGGAAGACTTAGAAGACTTAGAAGAAATGATTAAAATTAGATACAAAAAAATGAATGATACGAAGTAAAGTTAGTCAGCCCCCGTTTTTCGGGGGTATTTTTTTGTATAAAAAAGTAGGAATCTTTAAGAAAAAGGTTGACTTCGTATAGTTAATGAACTATAATAAACAATGTAGGGAGGAGGTGAAAATCATCCGAACGGAAAAAAGACGCAAAGAAAAAGAGGAGCGTCATGAAACAATCAGGGTTATTGTTGAAATCCTTTCCTTGATTATTTCGATTCTGACATTCCTCTTCAAGTAAGTTTAAGCTTACTGCAGACCTGCAAGGGGGAAGCCCCCTTGTTTAGGCGTACTCATTATAACATGAATCGGATGATAAAGATATGAAAAAAGAGACGAGAGATTATATTGGAATTGCATGTTCAATCATCATAATCATATTGTGCATTTTAACTTGGATTTTTAAATAGGAGGCTAATATGGCGGAAACAGAAGCACAGAAAAAAGCTACTAAAAAGTGGAATGACGCAAATAAGGCTCACAGGAACTATCTCAGTTCCCGTGGAGCGGCACGAAGTTTTATACGCAATAAGGCGACTGAAGATGACCTGTTGGAACTGCGTAAAATGATTGATGAAAAACTCAAAGAATGACAAAAATGCCCTCAGCTTCCACGGCCGAGGGCATTTTTGATAATATATTCAGAATGCGGTTCTCCATCTCACTTCAAAGTGTCACCAAAAGTGTCACCAAAGCCAGCAGAACATAGTAACGCTTAGTAACTGAAATGCCGTTAAATCAACGTTCTGTACCTAGTAGAAACGCGTAATTTCCATAACTTAAGCCACTTACCGGACTTGAACCGGTGACCCCCACCTTACCATGGTGATGCTCTACCTGCTGAGCTAAAGTGGCATTCAGACTTACCTATTAAGTATATCTGATTAGAATGAAGAATGCAACAATAAA